GTCGGGGTGACGGGTCGGCCCGCTGGTAGTACCCGTCGATGACTATGGCGGCGCGCAACGCTGCGCTCTGCCAAGTGTACGGGCCGGGGTGCCCCATGATTTCTTTCATGGAGCGCCGGTCTACGGTGGGGACGGGAGGCGGGTAGCCAGCCATTTTTTAACCTCCGGGTTGTCTTTCAGGTCGTTCAACAAGCGCAGGCGGATCGTGTCGCGCCGTCGCGCCAACGTCGTTTTAGGTATCCCGAGTACCCGTCCGGTGAAACGCAGCGACAGTCCGGCGACGTGGAGGACGTTGAAAATCCACTGGTCTTCTTCGGGGAGGGCGTCTACTGCGTCTGCTACCGCTTCGCGCAGCGCGTTGGTTTCGGCCAGTGACGGGACGAGGGCTTGTTGGCCGGGGGCCAACTCCAACAGGGTTTCCAGTTCGGTCATGGCGCGGCTCGGAGCGAGCCGTCGGTTACGACGCTTGTTCTGCCACCAAGTGGTGGACGTGTCTTCTGCCCATTCGCGTTGCTTTGCCACATTCCACCCAACCAAACACGGGGAGTTGTTCTGTCATGGTTGCTTGGTTGCTGGTGGTTGCGAGGCTACGCGGGGAACTCCCCGTCGGTGTAGCCGAGATCAGATATTGTAACATTGTAGCAGTCGATAGTGGGGGACCAACCGTTGTCGCCGTCGGGTACGCCTGCTTGTAGGAACCGGGCGCTGGTCAGGAACTCTTGTTTGGTCATGGCCCCCAAGTACCAGCCTACTGTCATGTCTTTGTGGACTCTGACGAACGCGTAGTAGTCGCAGTCTTGGTTGACTCCTATGGACGCTACCGAGCAGTCGTAGTAGTCCTTGGGTGGTGAGGTTACGCATTTGGTTTTCACGTCAACAGTGGACCCGTCGGCTAGTTCCACATCCCAGTCGTAAGTGTTGTTGTGGTATGCGCCGGTCAGGTCGATGAACAGTAGCTCTCCGAGGAACCCGTACATGTTGCCTTCGCCTCGGCGTATCGAGTTGTTCAGTTCGCCCATGTCGTCGGCCATCCATTCGGCGGTTAGCCGCCAACCGTCGGGGATGGGTGTTTCGATCATTCTATTGCGTCTACTTTCACGGCCATGATACGCACCACTTGACGGTCATCCACCCACGCCACACTGTTCAAAGCATCTAATGTCAACTTCACATAGTTATCCAAATCACCTCTGAGTGTTTTGGCGTTGTGCGGGGATGGCACTACTGTTATCACGGTTTGTGTCGGACTGTAAACCAGCATGACTTCCACTGGCTGGTCGGTGATCTTCCCGCCCTGCTTCACCCACGCTGCGGCCACATGGTCTTCCTCTTGGAGGGTGGTCTTCGGGGTGAACACCTGCCCTTTCTTGTTATGCCGGGGGCGTGCCTTAACTTTGGGTCGCCGGTCCACGACAATCGTGTACGGTTTCACCGAACGCCCACTGTCTTCTCGGCGTCTACCACCATTTTGTAAAGGCGCTGCCTGCCATCGGGGCGCTTGTCGAACTTGCCTCCCCATTCGCGATCAGCTTCGGACAGTTCCACTTCGATGTCACCTTTAGGGTAGCCTTGTTTCACCATAGCGCACGCCAAGCTGAACAGGGTTGATGACCGGTCACCGTGCGGTTTGTCCGGGCTGTACCTCGGCCCGTTGCGTCTGATAGCCCCAGCTAACCCGACGAGTTGACCGGAGTCGCGTGTCGCGTACGTTCGCCGGGGGGCCAGTGGCGCTGGCGGCTGGTACAGGTCGTGGACGGGTTGCCATTCGTCGGGGGTGACACGGGACGCTGATGCTTGTTCGACAAACTCGTCTACTGTCAGGTCCCCGTCCGCGCCGAGAACCGTGTTGCGCCCTTCCGCTGCGCCTTTCGGATAGGGGAGGCGCACCCCGTTGCCCCACCCTTTGCCGGTTAGCTCTATCTGTTTCGGGTTGACTTCGGTGATGGGCGCTTCGACTATGTTACACACGGCGATCAGTCCCTCTCTGACCGTGCGGGCTGCTACTGGTTGGGTGTAGAACACCCACAGGTGGTAGCCTTTGGACCGGGATCGTTCGATCCAAGCTGCGACTTGTAGTTGCCGGAGGGTTTCTTCCACGTTGCGGGCGTGGACTAACGCTTCGTCACCCATGTCCCAGTCAACGCACCCCCAGTACACTTCGTATCCCCTCAGAGCCGTTTCCTGCCCCTCTGACGGCCTCTCAGCCACAACAAGGGGGTACACCCCTATAGGGGCCTTAGAATCGGTCAGGTGGCCCTCTACGGCGGTGTGGAAGGAAACACCGTCGGCGGCATACCATCCACCCTGCGGGTTGGCCCACGGTCGGAACCCGGTGGGGTCATCCGGGTGGTCGGTGGCTATGCGCCCGCCGCGGAATAGTTGTGCGAACCCGAGGATCGTGGACGGTTCAGCCATCGTCGGGTACCAGTTCCTCATAGTACGGGTGAACATGCCCCGCCGTCGGATCCAAATAGTATGTTTGATCCAACACTCTCGCTGTGCGCTTGTTCTTACACAGGTTGATGTTGATACTGTTCTCATGGTATTGGGCTTCCCAGTCGGTCAGCCCGTACTTGTCGCGTTTCCGGTACACTTCCATCACGAAAATGGCTTCCTGCTCACCGCCGTACCGGCCAGCGTAAATACCGGCCGCTTTGCCGGGTTCACCGGAGCCACGGCCCGCTTGGTGTACCAGTCCGACGGGGACACGCTGCTGTTTCGCCCACCGTTTTATGTTCTGAGCTTTGGTGGTTACACCCGTGGCGTCAGCGTCACCGCCCGGTAGTAACTCCAAGTAGTCCATCATCACGAACGACGGGTCGCACCCCCACCACGCCCGCGCTTCGGTCATGGCGTCGGTCATCCCGTCGGGTGTCATCGGCTCGTCCACGATGGCGACCCGTGACAGTTCTTGCGCCCCGGCTTGTTCCAAGTCGGCTAGCACATCCTTGTCGCGGGCCTTGACGGCCTCCTCCACGTCGGACGACGACCGTCCGCGCAGCAGACAGTAGAGTTTCATGGTTACCAGTTCGCGTGGTTCGTCCATTGAGAAGATGACCACATGCGCGTCGGGGTGGTTGACGAGGTTCCACACGATGCCGTTCAACAACACCTGCGATTTGCCGGTGTGGGAACGGCCCACCACCATGAGCACTTCGCCTCGGCCCACCCCACGGGTAGCTAGGTCCAACTCTGGTAACCCCAGATACCATCGTTCGGTGGGGTTGGAGATGAACCCGATGAGGTTGTCCACCACCGTTGAGGTCAACGCGAACTTGGTGGGTTTCTCCCCGCCGGGAAGCCCCGCCGGGACCGTGCCCTGTCGGGCGGTGGTCAACCGGCGGTAAACCTCCTCGGGGGATTTGATCTCCGCCATTACCGCCTATCGGCCCGTCGGATCTGGCCGCAACCGGGGCACCGAACCCACGCCCAGCGGGTTTCCGTCGGGAGTGGTTTCCATCGGTGTTCTCTAGCCACGGGTCCGGGATACTTCCAGCAAACATCCGGCACGGCTGGTTACATGCGGGCGCGGATTTGTTTCCCGACCATGCCCAGATCGTCGCTGCTTTTACCAGTGAACGGGCACGCAAACCAGTTCGGCACAATGCTGCCACCGTCTTGGGCGGTCAACCACAGCGCCATCTTCGTGTTGTTCTTATGCTTGTAGTCGGGACCGGCGAGGTTCTTAAACGACCCGTCCAGTTTCTTCTCCCAGTTCGGAGCCCACCAGTCGCCCTTGTTGTTCATCAGGTTCTCCCACCAGTCGTCTTTCGGGCCGCCGTCACCCGTGGGACGATTCGCCGCGGCTGGTGTAGCCACGGGATCTGCCGTGTCAGACCGGGGAACGCTTTTGGATAAGCGCCTCACCCCCTGCTCTGTCAGTTCGTAGCCGACACCCAACGCCTCATAGTTGGCCATCTCCAACGTGTTACCCCACTCGGAGATCAGGTTCGCTACCTCTTCGGCGTTCTCGTCGCCGTTCAGGGTGATCGTCACAGAGCATGATGCCTCTGCGGGTTCGTACTCCCCTGTTTGTATCACTTGCCTACGGAAAACCGTAAACGTGTTGTTTGCTTCTGTCATTGTATTGCTCCTTATAGTTGCTTCCAAGGATCGGGACCGGCGAACCGGCCACGGCACGTTGACCACGCACCGCACCATTTGGGGGCACAATGCCACCCGGCCATGTTCA